ATTAAGACAATTTAAAACTAGTTTTAAAATTAAAGAGGAGATTTCAATGGCCGAAACAGAAAAATCACTTGCGGCGACAGTAAAAGAAGTAACAGAAGCAACAGCTCCTGATGCTCCTAAAAAGAATGCTGTGGCGGCTGAACCTACACATCTGAAAAATGATGCTGAAGATTTAGGCGCGGCTGTAGTTAAACCTACAGACAGTAATCCTGACGCAACAAAGAAAGTTAAAGAAGTTTCTGGTGACCCTCAACAAAAATCAGAAGGATCACCTGATCCAATGCCTAAATTAGATGACAAGCATCCTAGTAAGGCAATGGAATCAAAAGAAACTAAAGATTCGGAAGATAAAGAAATCAAAGAAGGCGAACTACCTGCTGGTCTGAAAAAATACCTTGACAAAAAAGATGGCAAGGAAAAAGAAGAAAGTGTAAAGAAAGAATCTATGCACGACAAAGAAGACGAGAAGGAAAAGAAGGAATCTATGCACGACTCTGAGGAAAAGAAAAAAGACAAAGAGGAAGGTTATATGAAGGCTTCTTATAAGAAAGAGGAAATTGACGTTAAAGAACACGTTGATGCCCTTGTTGCTGGAGATGATTCATTATCTGAAGAATTTAAACAAAAGGCTGCTACAGTATTTGAAGCTGCAATTAAATCTAAAGTTAAAGATATTGCTGAAGAAATACAGGCAGACTACGACAAAAAATTCGAGGAAGAGACCTCAAAAGCTAAAGATGAGTTAGTAGAAAAAGTTGACTCTTATCTATCATACGTGGTAGAGGAGTGGATGAAAGAAAACGAACTTGCTTTAGAAAGAGGAATCAAAGGCGAAATCGCTGAGGACTTTATTAGTGGTTTGAAAAAACTATTTGAAGATCACTATATTGATGTTCCAGACGAAAAATATAATGTTTTAGAAGATCAGGCTTCAAAAATTGACGAGTTAGAAAAGAAACTTAACGAGTCAATCGAAAAGAATGTTGAACTATCTAAAGAGAACGGTAAGTATGTAAGACAATCCATCATTGATGAGGCGTCTAAAGACCTTGCTGAAACTCAAAAAGAAAAGTTTAATAAACTTGCTGAAGAAATTGACTATAAAAACGAAGAAGACTTTAAAAACAAAGTATCTACTATTAAAGAAAGTTACTTTGGTAAAAAAGACTCTTCTGGTGAGATAGATGATGTGGCGGCAGACTCAAGTCCTTTAAACGAGGATTTAAGTAATGCAATGGCTGCTTATAGTGCCGCTATAAGTAAAACAAAAGACATTAAGTTGTCAAAATAGGGAGATAAAAACAAATGTATTTATCAGAACAATACGAAAAAAAATGGCAGCCTGTCCTAGAACACCCGGATCTACCTAAGGTTCAGGATTCTTACAGACGTGCCGTTACAGCTACTATCTTGGAAAACCAAGAAAGAGCAATGAAAGAGGACGCTGCTTTCTTAAACGAAGCTGCTCCTACTAACTCTACAGGTTCTGCTGTTGCTAATTGGGATCCAATTTTGATCTCATTAGTAAGAAGAGCAATGCCTAATCTTATCGCATACGATATCGCTGGTGTACAACCAATGACTGGTCCAACTGGACTTATCTTTGCAATGAGAAGTAGATACACTTCACAAACAGGAAACGAAGCTTTATTTGATGAAGCGGATACAGATTTCACAAGTAGAAATGCTGCTGGTGACTCAACTTCAGACGCTGGAACTTCTGGCATAACTGAACAAAGAGGAACTAACCCAGCTGTACTAAATGACGCCGCTGCTGGTGTTAACGAGTACAGTAGAGGTCAAGGTATGACTACTGCTACTGCTGAGGCATTAGGTGACGTTCCTGCTTCAAACGCTTTTGCAGAAATGGCTTTCTCAATTGAGAAATCTACTGTAACTGCTAGAAGTAGAGCTCTAAAAGCAGAATACACTATGGAACTTGCACAAGACTTAAAAGCAATCCACGGTTTAGACGCAGAAACAGAATTAGCAAATATTCTATCTGCTGAAATTCTTGCTGAAATCAATAGAGAAGTTGTTAGAACAATATACATCAATGCAGAAAAAGGTGCTGTTGTTAATACAACAACAACTGGTATCTTTGATTTAGACACAGACTCAAACGGAAGATGGTCAGTTGAGAGATTCAAAGGATTAATGTTCCAATTAGAGAGAGATGCTAATAGAATTGCACAAAGAACACGAAGAGGAAAAGGTAATATGATTATCTGTTCAGCTGACGTTGCTTCTGCACTTCAAATGGCTGGTGTTTTAGATTACACTCCTGCATTAAACAACAATCTAAACGTTGATGACACTGGTAATACTTTTGCTGGTACATTAAACGGAAGATACAAAGTGTACATTGATCCATATTCAGCGAACTCGGCTGCGAAACAATACTACGTAGTTGGTTACAAAGGTACTTCACCTTATGACGCTGGTATATTCTACTGCCCATACGTGCCACTACAAATGGTAAGAGCAGTTGGACAAGACACTTTCCAACCTAAAATCGGTTTCAAAACTAGATATGGTCTAGTTGCGAACCCATTTGCTGAAACTGGTGCCGCTTCAGGTGCTGTTGCAGCTGTAAACACTTCAGGTAATGCTAACTCAAACAGATATTACCAAAGAGTACAAGTTACAAACATAATGTAAGGTTGGTTGTTTAACCAATATCTAAAAGGGCGACCCTCAAAAGTCGCCCTTTTTTTATGCCCTAAATACCACTATGAAAAAAATATTAATTCAATATCTCTACATATTCATCATTGTTTTAGCAATGTTATTAATCTTTACTTGGGCTAATGCGTGTGAAGTAGAAGAAATTAAAGTAGATGAAAAAGTACCTTTATGTGAAGAATTACAAGAATCTACTGAAGAAAACCCTTGTAAAAAACCAGAAAATATAAATTCAGTTATTAAAGCAATAGAGTGTGAAGTAGAAGAAATTAAAGTAGATGAAAAAGTACCTTTATGTGAAGAATTACAAGAATCTACTGAAGAAAACCCTTGTAAAAAACCAGAAAATATAAATTCAGTTATTAAAGCAATAGAAAAACTAGGTGAGTCAGGAACACTTCCTAGATAACATATAAATAGTATTATGACTACTACTAATAGTTACAATAGACAGCCAACAAAATTAGATTACGCTGATCCTACAAAGTTTAAATTTAATATACTTAAGCTTCCTAAAGTAGAATACTTTTGTACAGCAGTAAATTTACCAGGTGTATCATTAACAGATAATTATACACAACCTACACCATTTAGAGATATACCTTTACCTGGTGAAAAATTAACTTATGAAAATCTTTCAATGACATTTATTATAGATGAAAATTTAGAAAACTACCAAGAGATACACGGTTGGTTAAGAGGATTAGGATTTCCTGGTGGATATGAAGAATTTAAAGCTTTATTAGACGCAGGTACAGATAGATTTCCTACATCAAAAAATAGTGTGTTAGGTGACGCAGGACGATCAAAGTTTGCTGCTCCTAATCAAGGTGGTATATTTTCAGACGCAACACTATCAATACTAACAAGTAAAAACAATGCCGTTGTAGATGTCAGATTTAGTGATGTATTTCCTATATCACTATCTGGTTTACAATACACACAACAAGCAGGTGATACAGATTACTTAACAGCAACTGTAACATTTAATTATAAACTATACGATTTTGCGACTACAAACGCAGGAAGAACAAGTATTACTACATCATAAGCTTGATTTTTTGAGAGTTTTGTGATATAATGGAGTTATTATGGATTTAGAACAATTGCAAGAATTAGCAGACAAAGACCTTAAAATTAATGATACTGAATTGGATTTAGAATCATTAAAAACACCTCAACTACACAACAAGTTTATGAAACACTTAACAAAGTTTAAGTTGTTATTAACACGTGCTGAAGATGATTTAAGAACAATAAAACTATTTAAATGGGAATATTATACTGGTAAATCAGATCCACAAATCTACCAAGAAAAACCTTTTAATCTAAAAATTTTAAAACAAGACGTTGACAAGTATATTGAAGCAGATGAAGAAGTACAAAAGGCAGCTCAAAAAGTAAGATACTTGGAAACAGTAGTTGATTTTTTAGATAGAACTATTAGACAAATTTCTAATAGAACTTTTACAATAAAGAACGCTATAGACTGGAGAAAGTTTACTAGTGGCGCTATCTAAAAATGACCACAACACGTTACCTCATCATAGATAAGAAGAACGAAGTCTATTTAAAAATAGAGGCAGACGCAGATATAAGACGAGAACTTGGAGAATACTTTACATTTGAAGTACCTGGTTTTAAGTTTATGCCTCAATATCGTAGTAGAGTTTGGGATGGTAAAATTAGATTGTTCAGTTATGCAACAGGTCAAATCTATGCAGGACTTTATCCTTACATTATAGATTGGTGTAAAAAGAATGATGTACAAGTTGTAGATGGCACTAAAATAAAAGATGTATCTGTAAAAGAAGATGAAATAGATAGATTTTTAAAAGCACTTAAAATTCCTAAAATAGAAATAAGAGATTATCAAAGAGAGGCATTTGTACACTCTATTAAAAAGAGTAGATGTTTATTATTATCTCCTACTGCCTCTGGTAAATCTTTAATTATATACTTAATGTTAATCTTTAATTTATTGAGATTAAAAGAAAGTAAACAAGATAAGATACTCATTATTGTACCAACAACATCTTTAGTAGAACAATTATTTAAAGACTTTAAAGATTACGGTTATAATAGTGATCGTAACGTACATAGAATATATCAAGGACACGATAAAGAAACAAATAAAAGAGTTATTATATCTACTTGGCAATCAATCTATAATCTACCTAAAAAATGGTTTCAACAATTTGGTATGATAATAGGTGATGAGGCACATCTATTTAAAGCAGTTTCATTAAGTAAGATAATGAATAAACTTGAAAAATGTAAATATAGAGTTGGTCTTACAGGTACTTTAGATGGCACTAAAACACATAAACTCGTATTAGAGGGTTTATTTGGTACTGTAAATAAAGTTGTATCAACAAGTGAATTACAAGAAAAGAAACAACTTGCTGACTTAAAGATATTCTGTTTAATATTACAACACGATAAAACTGCTCGTCATTTTTTAAAGGATAAAACATACCAAGAAGAAATGGATTATCTCGTTTCAAACGAAAAAAGGAATAAATATATACGCAATCTATGTTTATCTTTACCAGGTAATACATTATGTCTGTTTCAGTACGTTGAAAAACACGGAATGCTACTTAAACAATTAATCGAGGAGAAAGCTGATGATAAAAAAGTTTTCTTTGTTTATGGAGGTGTTGAAGCAGAAGAGCGTGAAAAGATTCGTTTCATTACAGAAAAGTCGGAGGGGGCTATTATTATTGCTAGTTACGGCACTTTTTCTACTGGTATTAACATTCGCAACTTACACAATATTGTTTTTGCTAGTCCTTCAAAGTCTAGGATTAGGAATTTACAATCTATTGGACGTGGTCTTCGGTTAAAAGATAATAATTCAAGTGCTACTTTATACGATATATCAGATGATTTAACTTACAATGAAAAAGAGAATTATACATTAGCACACTTTAGAGAAAGAATAAATATCTATAATGAAGAAGATTTTAATTATGAAATACATAACGTGGAGTTAAAGTAATATGCACCAACCACCTCACAATATTAAAATCATTAAGTTGATTAACGGTGAAGATGTTGTAACTGCCTTACCTACAGGCGATAAACAATTACCTGAATCACATAATTTAATGCGTTTAAATAAACCATTATTAATCAAGTATGTTCCACAAATGACTATGAGTGGATTTAAAGATTATGTGGCATTAATTAAATGGTGTTCTTATACTCCAGATCAGATTATTACTATTCCAAAAGATAAAATTATGACTATAACTAATGCGTCTGTAGAGATGGCAAGTAGTTATATGAATATATCAAACAATATTGAAGATAAACCCGTTCCTGTCAGAAATCAAAATTATGAAAGACAAAGATTAACGGATGATGAAAATGAAAGAATTAATGAAATATTTGATGAACTTGGTGATGACGATAATACTATCCATTAATAATATTATCTATAGCTCTATCCCTCAATTCCCCGCTACACGCTCCATTATACATAAAAAAGAAAAATTGTCAATGCTAATCTTAAAACATTGACTTTTTAAACAAAAGGTGTTATATTAATATTATGAATACAAAAACTAAAAAAGAACATTATGTAAATAATAAAGAATTTTTAGAAGCAATGAAACTTTACAGAAAGTCTGTAAATAAAGCAAAGAAAGAAAAGAAACCGAAACCGCCAGTTACAGATTATATTGGTAGTTGTTTTTTAAAGATTGCGAATCATTTATCATATAGACCTAATTTTATCAACTATACATTTAGGGACGATATGATTAGTGACGGTATTGAAAACTGTTTACAATATCTGGATAACTTTAATCCAGCAAAATCAAATAATCCTTTTGCTTATTTTACACAAATCATCTATTACGCCTTTGTAAGAAGAATACAGAAAGAGAAGAAACAAGTAACTATTAAAAATAGACTTATTACAGAATCTAATTATGATGATATGACTTTACAACCTGGTGAAGACAAAGAGTTTAAAAATCAATTTACAGAATATCTTAAAAAGAATATGCCTGTTGAAGAACAACAGAAAATAGCAGATAGTAATAAGAAAAAGAAAACTAAAAGGAAAAAAGTAAGTAAAGTAAATTTAGATTACTTTATGGGATATGAAAATTGCGTTACTGAATGATACACACTTCGGATGTCGTAA